TCAATCAATTTTGTCGAGGACTTCTTCTCGATACTTCATAACCTCATCAGCCTTTAGGTTCTTTAGATGATACTTAATCAGAGCATGAATTACGTCTGATTCTTTCATTAATACTTTTTTCTCAATGACGAACTTCATCAAAGCTTCTTTGATGCTGTCAACTTCGTCATCTCGAATTTTATAAACCTTAGCCATAACTTTGATTCCACGTTAAAAAGTAACTTAGTTTTATTTTAAACTTAATTTTAAGTTGTAAAGTTACTTTTAAAATGATTTAATTCTGATCGTAAATTGGTAACTTTTAAATAAGGTAACTATGACTGCTATAGCGTTCCAAAATCATCTCGATTTCATTCAGGCTGCTTTCAATCAAGTTGCCAAGATCGTTGCTGAACATGGTCATCCATGTCTAGACGTTTGTTGTCCTGCTGAATCTACAGAAAGATGCCTTGAGCATTTGGCCGTGGTCGCAAGTGATTGGTCGTATGACTATTCACTGATTGATGCTCACTTAGAAACCTATAAAAAAGCCAATGCTGAAATTCGTGAATATTTAGGAGAGTAGGGCGATGGACAAGGCATGTGAACTAATTAATAAAATCCAAGACTTCGATAAAAACATTTATCAACTTAACGAAGTCTATGAGCAATCTAATTCCATCATGGATGAAATTATTTTAGCTGCTACATACTCAGAAATTGATCTCCGTATTTGCCAAAACCTTAAAGATTATTTGAACGGTGTTGTTCAGAACAAATTAAATCATTGCCAGCAGCTCATCACTAAAAAACAGAAGCAACCTAAAGAAAATTCAGTCGTTCAAACCTTCGAACATAAAATAGCCAAAGTGTTAGTAAACACGGCAGAATCAACTGCTAAGCAAGATGTTCAATCCCCAATTTATAATATGCGGGAAACGATTGATAATTTTTGCACAAAATTTCCAACTTTCATTGAAATTTTAATAAATATCCTTATTAATTTTTAATCACTTACAATTTACAAAGGAAAAGAATAGTGAGCCAAATAGATTTTTCAAAATTTAAAGATTTTATGGAAGTTGATAATATTGATACCGTTAAATCAAAAGTGGACGCTGGGTGGCAACTCTTAGGTGTTTCTTCTGGAACCTATGATATCGATAATGAAAAGCGAGCATATTTCTTATATTCACTAGGGCACACTGAAAAGCAACCTTTATCGAATGTAAAGTTTAGATTTGGATCGGAGTCATAGCCACGCAGACTTGCGTAGGCTCGACTAATACGCAAGTCGAGTAGCGGTCTGATTCAGAAATTGATCTCCGTATTTGCCAAAACCTTAAAGATTATTTGAACGGTGTTGTTCAGAACAAATTAAATCATTGCCAGCAGCTCATCACTAAAAAACAGAAGCAACCTAAAGAAAATTCAGTCGTTCAAACCTTCGAACATAAAATAGCCAAAGTGTTAGTAAACACGGCAGAATCAACTGCTAAGCAAGATGTTCAATCCCCAATTTATAATATGGGGGTTACGGATTCACAACAGGCATCTGAACAATGGGCTTTTCCAAGATATTTAGATAACCACAAGATTATTTCTACAGGGAAAGGAATTGTTCCAGTACCAATTGCTGCAAAGGTCGATAATGGTATAGCTGGTATAGATTGGGTGAGTTTTAGCATTCCTTTATCACATTTCCATGAAAAATATTCTTCTCTTAATCCCTTAGTTGAGGATGAGGCTCTAACTGAATTACTCGAATCTGTTATAGATCAAGAACTCTTTGAGTTATTTGGATTTGGTTTAGGTCAAAAGCGTGATAAAGGCATGCACTTCAATAAGTATGCCTACACACTACAAGATGACTTAGGCATGGTTCTGTATGGCAACACTCAAAAATCTATCATTGTGCAAATTAACGGTTCAGGATGTGCGCTTGCCCGTAAAGGTTGGAATGAACAACTTTATAAATATTTAAAACAAATTAAAGGCTCAAAGCTTTCTCGTGTGGATATTTGCTTTGATGACTTTGAGGGTGAATACATCACCTTAGATGAAGCCGACCAATGGGATACACAAGAAATGTTTTGGGTTTCAGGTCGAGTTCCTGATTCCAGACATGCTGGTAATTGGAAACGTCCCAATGGAAAAGGACGTACTTTATATATCGGTGTACGTGAAAGTGGTAAATCTTGCCGAATTTATGAAAAAGGTAAAGAAAAGGGCGATGTTTTAAGTGAATGGGTTCGTATTGAAGTCGAGTTTAAAGCAAGTGACCGTTACTTAGAATTAGAAATGTTGCTTTCACCATCACAATATTTTATCGGTGCTTACCCTGTATTTAATGAGGTCTTATTGCCAAGATTAGGTCAATACATCATGCCTGAAAAGACTGAAATCATTAAAAAACAATCACAAATCGAGTGGAAAAAAGCTATCGAAATTACCAAAAGCCAGTTTGGTAAATACATTCGCCAATTCCGAAAAGTCTATGACGATTCTGAATTACTCACAATGCTTTCATCGTCCAAAGATGAAGTCCCTAAACGTCTGAAATTCTCTGCAATTGCAGCAATGCAAGCCGTTCGTATTAATCAACCAATTTATGAGGAATTAGCTCATGCAGTTTAAAACAACTATTACCGTACTTGGAGCAAAGAGTTCAAAGGGTGAGTTCAACGGTAAACCTTATGACTCAACAACAATTTTTTTCCAAGCTGAATTACAAGATGGGGACAACTTTGTTGGTCAAGTGGGAGAACAAATCCGTTGGGGTACATCTGCCAATTTTGAGAAATTGAAAGCCTTGAAATTCCCATTGAATGCTGAAGCAACAATGGAGCAGGTGAGTAACGGTAAATCAATGGTCACAATCTTAAAAGACCTTGTTCCACAAGTACAAAAATGAGTTGTTTAGTTTATAGCTGTGACAAATGTGGTGCTTACTTCTTCTACGAAATAGTACTAAAACAGCACGAAAAACAATGCAATGGCTAGGAATTTAAGAAATGCACGTCTGCAAAACTCTATCACCGCAAAATGAATCAGGTTTGCAAACGTGCTTGGAGTGGCAGGATTTTAAGATCTTGCCAGATTTAACGGTACAAGAAGCCAATGAACTGTTGGTAGCAATTGTAGGCTGCTTTGCCGTTGTTTTCATCGTCAAGCAAGTGATTAGCTTGCTTAAGTAATGAGGTTTATATGGAAACTCAAGTTAAAGAAAAAAACAAGGCTTTACCTGTTGTTTTAGGTTCTGGACTTATGGTCGCTGCTGGTTCCGCATTTGCGGAGGGTGATTTAGCCGATGGTGCAACAACTGCAATTAGTGGTGGTTCTGGAACATTACAAACCGTTGGTATTGCCATTATTACTGTTGTAGCAGGTGTTTGGGTGATCAAACGTGTAATTGCTTTGATTCGTTAATTGGATTTACCCCATTACAGCAATTATGTAGTGGGGTTCTTAACTCATGAGGTGCATAGGTGGAAGGATGGCTTTATTTTATCGTTATGTTCATTTGCTTAGGTGCATTATTACTAAAGTAATATCGGTATTACTTGTTCAAGTCATTCTATGTTTATCACTGATATTACCGTATGAAGCCTATGCCAATAGCTCTTCATCAGTATTAACAACATCATATTTAGGGCGATTACAAAATGGATATTATAACTTTCAATTTAAGCTCACAAATGCATCTACAAATCTTACTAAAACAGTAACAAAAGCTGTTTCCCCACAATCATTATCTAAGGTTTTGCGTTATGTCGTTTCTAAACGTCTTGCTGCTTTTACAACTCTTGCCTCTATTGCTGCTACTACGGGTATTGAATACCAGGATTCAGAAACTATTTACACTCCAATCCCTGGTTCTATTGCTGATCGCAATATTGGTATCAACACAAGGGATAGTGGTTTTGTCCAAGTCACTAATTTAAATCAAGCGTGTGCTGTAGCTTATCCTGAATTGGCTTTCCAATGGTCACAATTAAATCCTGTTGGCTATCAGAATTGTAGATGGAATGGTACTTCATATGGCAGTGTTACTATGGATCTATGCCAAGACACGATTCCGAGCGGTTGTGGCTGGACTCGAGACTTATCACTTGTTTTAAATCCCAACCCTATACAATCACAACCCAAATCTATACCTGATACTGTTGCTATAGATTTAATCATCCCACAAAAGCCAGAAGAAGCCCCTAAATTAGTCGACCCTACACTGGTTCCATCGAATATTTTGCCTACGGAAGTAACAGAAGCAATTCATGAACTTAATAATAGTTTAAGTCAAGATGATATTTATGTTCCTCCATATGTACCAACTGCTCCAACTAATGGTACGGCTACAGGTGGATATGGCGATGGTATTTTAAATTTAGATTTTCCAGCTTTTTGCTCTTGGGCTGAACCCATTTGTAAACTATCAGATTGGTTTATGAAAGATGATATTCCTGAAAACGAGCAATATCAGATTAATGAGTTTGATTATTCAAAACTACCTAATAATCCAGCTTTTTCATTTTTACAATCTTGTCCAGCACCTTTATCAATTCCTCTTGATTTTGGAATTGTTTCATCATCGATTGAAATTAGTTATGAACCATTTTGTCAGTTCTTTGCAAAGGCAAGACCATTCATTATTGCTGCTGCCTATTTGCACGGTGCTTTTATTATCAGTGGCTTTAGAAAGGAAACTTAGTAATGGCTGGTTTGTTAGTAAGGGTTCTTACTTGGTTTGCATCCGGTTTAATTTTTAGAGCCTTGTCTGCTTTAGGTGTAGGCATTTTTTCCATGTATTTCATTAACGATATTTTAAGTCAATTTATTAGCTCAATGAATAATGCTGTCTCAAGTCTACCAGCCGATGTTATTTCTATATTAGGAATTGCTGGATTTGATAAATATCTTTCGATTGTTTTAGGAGCATTAGTCACAGTGACTTATTTACGTTCTATGCGCTTCATGCTTACTAGACAGCTTTAAGATTTTTCATATCAATAAAGTAGACTCCATATCACGATACATTGTGCGAGTCTAAAACTTTTTTTTCGAGCGTAGCAGGCTCCGCCCTGACGCCCGCGAGAAAAAAAATTTTAAGGAGCGACAATGCTAACGCTTATTAGTGCAACGCCGGGTTCTGGAAAAACACTTAAAGCTGTTGAATTGATTTATGAATGTTTGAACAATGGTTATGTTGTTTATTCAAATATATTGGGTTTAAAAGTCCCAGGGGTTATTCAGATTTCCAGCCAAGAAGACTGGCGTGATCTAGATCATTTTAGACGTCAAAATATTGAAATGTTGAAAACACCCATTGCTGTTTTTTATGATGAAGCACATGAACATGCAGCATTTGCGGAAAAAGACTTGTTAAAGAACTATCAAATAGACCGATCTGATTATGATTTGGATATTGATATCATCAATTTAGATGACTCACTGACAGCAACACAAAAAAAGCAAAGAATTGATGAGATCAATAGAAAATATAAGACAGCACTTGATATTAAAAAGGAACAAATTAGAGAAATTGGTACTGCCTTATCAATGCACAGGCACTTTGGTTTTGATATTTTTTTGATAACACAAAGCCCCAAAAAGCTTGCTGCTCATATTCTTGCTGATGTTGGGACGCACTTACATTTACGACGAGTTTTTAAGATGAAGAGGGCAACGATCTATGAGTTTCCAGAAGCTCATGCAACGGTATCAAAAGCTGTCAGGGATGATGCGATTAACAAGACAATTTGGAAATTTCCAAAACATTTATTTGGTACTTACACATCAACAGAGGTTGATACTCATAAAACAAAAATTCCTATGAAAATCATTGTTGGTCTTGTATTGATTTTTATTGTTATGCCTGCTTATGTTGCTAGGTCTCTTTGGTATGATCCACTTTTTGGGCATAAACAAGAAGATGTAAAAGTGATTAATCCATCATCAAAAAGTTCTTCTAAAAAGGTACAACAGCAACCACAAACTCCCAAACCAATTACTTCCATAGATTCTCAACAAGAAAACTTACAAGAACATGAAAATAAACGTATTTCCATGATAATTGAATCATCAACTGATTGTTACGCTAAAAATTCCTATGGCGATATTATTGATATTACGGAAGAACAATGTCGTCTATTATCAAAAAAGAATTCTAGAATTCCTCTTTCTAAACTTAAACGGCAACAGGAAGCACAGCCAGTCAATGTTAATCATGCTGAATCAACACCAACCAATATGAATGAGAATGTTATCTATGGAACATAATCAATATACATTAGAGCAGCTTAAGAAAATTTATAAATTGCATAAAGATCAATTTCAATTCCTTGCAGTTCCCGCAAGACCTAAGAAATATGATAAATGGTGCATAGGCTTTCATTGTCCAGTTGCTTCGGGGAATTTAGTTAGCCCTCAAGATGATCAAATCAAATTTAACTCATTAGATTTACTACTAAAATATCTTAATGTGAATTTCAAAGTTGCTATGTTTACGGTGGTTGTTGATGTTTAGAGCTGCTTAAACAATGGAATTGTATAAAAAACAGTAATCTATGATTGCTGTATTTTTAACAATTACAGTGGCTTAAGTAGCAAGCAAGGACTGAAATTTTTGATTTCGTAACAGAAATAACAGACGCGCTAGGTTGAATATATGCGATATAAGCGCTCAATAGGTGCAATGCGTAAAGAGGATTGGCAGCAGCTTATTGGAATATTAGATGAATATTTGATTTTTGTTCAACAGGACAATAGTTCATCCAATGATAAAATTAATGATGTAAAACTGTTAATTCATAAATTACAGCAACATATAGATGGGTCAGTACAGCAAAGTTACAGTTTTAATCGTTGGTCATAA